GGTTTGAAAGCTCATCCGCATAATCGGTTGGAGATTTTACCTTCCCACTCATCACCCATGTGCCTCCGCAATTCGGATGCTCGGGCAAGATACCGCTAGCCTCGGCAATCGTGTATACGTGACCATCGTAATCTGCGCATATATCGCAACAGGTTGGAGCTTCCACGCGCATTAGTTGCTTTACGCCCATTTGGGCATAGCCTTGACGTTGCCCTTCGGTCAGAGCGAATGCCGTTTCTGTCCTGGCTATGGTCATGGTCCTGCGACGGTGAAGTCGCCCTGCATAGCGTTCGGCTTGTGCTGCTGCTTTCTGTGCGGCCACGCCCTCTGCTAGTAGCTTTGTATGGAGGTTCGCGACCGCTCCAGCGTACTGGGTGTTCAGTCCGACGATTGGTCGCAGTTCCCTGGCTATAGCTGGCATCGACTTTCCAGCTTGGATTCCAGTGGCGATGACATCCCTTATCCCCATCATCGTTTCTTGTGTTATCTCCACGACAAGCTCTGCGCTGTGTGCGTTCGTCCAATCTATAGCCTCGATGCCGATCGGGTCAAAGCGCGCCTGCTTCTTTAGTTCCCGTTCCGTAACGGAGTCGCCGCCTGAGTTGAGGACATTGAAGAGTGCAGGCTTCAAGATTTCCTGTCCCTTTTTCCGTATCTCTCCCCAGTCTGCTATGCTCTTAGCCTTTTGCGTAGGGGACTTCCCGCTCATCTGGGAGATCCCGGCTTTCAGCTTTCCGGTCATGTAGTCCATAAATTCTTTTACTGGAGGTTGCATCTTCCGCTCGTTTTCCCTCAGCAGTAACTGATGCCTGCGGTACGCCCTGCGCGAGCGGTTGGCCTTTGCAAAGATGATGCCAATCGCTACTTGTTGTATCTCTTCAGGACTCGCTGGCATTGGATTGCTATATATCAATTCCCTCTCCCCTTCCTTCTTCCATGCGGAATTATGAACTCTGGCTTCGATATCACAGAGCCTTGTTGTTTATCCTTGGTTGCCTCTCTCTGCTCATCAATCTCCTCCTGGGTCACTTCCTGCATGAATGCGATATTGCATTCCTTGAGCAACGGAATGACCATGTTCAGGCCCCCCTGCCTTTTGACCATGAGAATCTGGTTGTGGAACATCTCGTCCCACTCCTTCTCGCTATCATCCTTTATGTCGCCTTCGACGATGAGGTTTATCGGCGGCTCTTTAAGACAGATTAAAATCGGCATTCATAACTCCTATACTAAAGTTTCAACATAGTATCTGCTCAATAGATAGCGCTTGATGTATTCGCGCTCCTCTTCGCTGGGCTTCATCGTTCCTCTAAAAAGGGTAGCTACGAATGTCGCTGTCCATGTCCAGCCGAATGCCGTTATGCTCGTTGCGAGCGTGGCATTGCTCCAAGATTTTTGCGTTTTGTACCTTCTCAGCAGTTCGACCGTATCTTTAATTTCGGGTTGGTTCATTTTGTTGCCTCCTTCTTAGCGATTTTTATTATTTGGGCAGCCAACTTTGGCCTTCCTTTTACCACCATCTTTATAGCTTCGATTATAGCCGCCCCCTTCTCCATCGGCTCCTCGCCAACCGGCAGGAATGTGGATGTGACGAAATATTGATTGCCCTCCGGATAGATCTTCTTGCCCTGCCTGGTGAGAATCTGATTCGATGTCAGTGCACCTAGGCCGAAGTATATCTGGTCACGCGCCGCCTCAGTATCCAAATCACGCACATCGAGCTCGTTCAGTTCGAATATATAATTCTCGCATTTGAGCCCCTCGAAGATCAGCTTCCGGGTGACCAACCGTTCTATATCTTTCTCGAGCGGCGTCACAACGCTTGCCACATAAATCTTCGTGCTCTCTCCAGCCGTGGATCCCCCTAGGCTACCTTCCTCTGCTATCCCGATGCGATAAGGAGGCATCTTGTACGCGACAAGCACTTCATCGCGAAGAGCCTTGTGATAAATAGCGAACGAGCCTTCCTTCACATCAACGCTCAGCTTTATGTATTCGAATGTGCTTTCACGTCCTGGATGGATGCACATCGTTTTGTGCGCATTATCGGTACCCTTTATCTCGACATCCATAAAGTCCGATATCTGCTTGGCACTCGCCTTGTCCCACCTTCCTTTGAGAACTACGAGAGCGGCCGGTATGCCATAGTTCTCGAAGAAGGCCAAGTTGTAGTCGCGTACTCCGATGAGTCCCATAACGCTTCCGACCGAACTCAGGATGTTTGGCGCTCCGTAATAGTCGCTCTGCGGATAATAGTTCCGGTAATAGATTAGCTCATTAGCGCGTTTCTCTCCTTCGGCTGCCTCTTCCTTTCCTGTCTCTAAATTTATGTCTCCTTCCTCACCGAATCGCTTGAACCAAGCCTTTTCGTCCTCTCGGACTTGACAATATTTTTTAAAACTCTTATGCACCCGGAGGGTCTGCGCCGGTACGTGCCACATGCCATTGACTAAGTCTTTGTTCTTTCCAACTTTGTTGCGCGAGATTTCCCAGCCCCACCAGCCGATGCAACCCCAATCTATCACGCCTCGCTCGAGCGTCTGCTCGAATGTCTCATCCTGGTCGCCGCCGGAGTTCTCTATAAAATTTATAATTCTTTCCTTCTCCTGGTTGTTTTCTTTCTTGCCTTCGCGGAGCTCGAGTCGCCAACCCTGGCCAACCACATCCTTGGCTATCTGCTTCACGCACGCGTCGAAATAGCCGCAGTTATCCTTGAGCTTCAGCAGGGTCGGTGCCTCGAACGGCAACGCCACAAGATCGTTCTGCTCGAGCCAGATCTGCTCTTCCTTGAGTTGCGTGCTCTTCGCCTTCTCCTCTTTCCTTTCCGCAGCTTTCAGAACCGATATCGGGAATAACCCCTTTGTCGTGTAAATATAGGTCGCAGTGGTGGCCCAACTCTCATCATATTCATCTTCTGGTCTCTTTTTTATCGCTGGCATCATTGCCTCCTTAAACCAGGCTACATCACCCAGCTCTCGTCATGTCTCGGTTCGGGCTTTTTCCTCTTTTTTCTCTCGGCCAATCTGTCGAATGGCTTCTTCTCTTTAACTTCCTTCGCCTCTTCCTCTTCTGTCATTCCGAGATGATAGACCCAGCCAAGCTCTTCTCCTTCCTGCAGATTCGTCATAACAACCGAACCCGCACAGACATTGGCCAAGTCATCATGGCCGCCCGGATAATGCGTCACAAGATCCTTTCCCCCCGATCTTGTTCTCCTCTCCAATCCGACAAGTTGGGCCTTTAGCTTCTTGTTGTCGAGAAGCTCCACCGCTCCGTTCGATAGTAGCGGAAGAAAATTCAAATACAACCCCGAAGCCGTCAGATTAGAATACTCAATGTCTATGCCAAGGTCCTCGAAAGCTTCCTGCACCCATGCCTCCGCATAATGGTCCGCATAAATTTTCGATATGCCGTATCTCTTCAGGAACTTTACATACTCTTTAACCACATTCTTCGGCTGGAACGGAGGAGTCCTTTCCTCGAGGACGTCCAAGATAATCTTCTTTCTCCCCTTATGGGAAATCCCGAGTGTGAACGAATCCTGTCTTCCGCCGCTCGGATCCACGAATGCAAAATACTCAGTCCCATATTTCTTGGCCACCCTGAACCGCCCCGGCACGGTCATCTCATCAACAAGCTCCGGCGGGATATAGGCCTCGATGTCCTCCCTGAACGCGCTGTAATACTCTGCTCGTGCATGCGAATAATCCTTCTTCATTGCTCTCTTGATCTTTGTCGCGTCGAAAAATGGATTCATGCTCATCGTGTCCGAAAGCCAGATCAAAGTGTTCGGGTCATCCTTGCCGAAATAATTCTTGTATTCGCTATACAAAATCCCGAACTTCGCATAGGCGCTTGAAATTCCGATTAACTTTCCCCCAGGAATGAGTCCGGGCAAAAGCCCCTTGATCAGCTCATCAGCCGGATTGACCGAGTTCTCGTCCTTCATAAAAGCCAATTCATCGAGAATCGCTCCGATATAAAGCGGTCCACGAATCGCTTTGAAATTCGCCGTCCTTATCATTATCACAACCGAATTCTTCAGCTCTATTTCCCATACCAGGGGCCTGACTACCTGCTCCCTG